ATGAACGATCCTATGTTTGTCGAAACGCTGATTATCTCCTCATCGTTTTTTATTATCGCGATTATTTTGATTGCTTCCGTGCTGCTGCTGGAAAACGGCTGACCGTTAGCCAGCCGCAGTATTTATTGTTTACGGAACGTCACCAGTTCAGGACGGGCGATACGCAGATAGTCCTGGGTATCCATAATCACCGACTTTTCCAGCAGGCCGGCGTTAAAGGCGATCTCATCGAAGCGCTCAAACAGCAGCGGATCGGCGACCAGCGTCAGATCCGGATGAAAGCTGAAGGGGGGAATGGCGCCGAAAACGCAGCCGGTAAGCGCATCCACTTCTGCCGGACTGGCGAGCGAGGCCTTTAGCCCACCGAAATGACTGGCCAGCAGGCTCAGATCGGCCTGCCGATCGGCGGCGAGGATTGCCAGAATATGTTTCTTAACACCGTTGCCTTTTACCTTGCAGACCAGTGCTTTTGCACCCTGCCGGAGATCGGTCCCGCGAATTTCACTGACCGCTTCGCATTTCCCAACGGCCTCATGCGCCACCACGCGAAAGCGCGCCTCCTGCTCGGTTAATAAGCTGATTAGCTGCTGATGGGTCGTCGTCCCGGTCACGTCATCAGACATAACGATTTCACCTGTGATTTGCCAATACGTAGCTTGCTACATTAGCACGGGACGGAGAGGGCTGAAAGAAAACAGCCAGCGGGCGCGCTGGCTGTTGGGTCATGCGTTGCTGGTGGACGACTGTTTCTGGAGCAATTCGCTAAAATCTAAGTGACTGAATTTAATTTATAAAACTCTTTCCCCAAAACATCCCCAAAATAATTCCCCAAAACTCCCTGTTTAAATCACAACTTTTTTCCATTCTAGACCACGATCATCTCCATACATTACGCTCATTGCTTCGGTTTTATGCCCTAAAAGAGTTTTGACATCTATACCCTGAGCTTTGTATGTTCTTGATGAAAGCGAGCGCTGTTCATGAAACGGCGGAAGGGCAGTGCAATCCTTTGGCCAGGTAATATTTGCTTTATCTCTTGCCTCCTTAAAATATCTTGATATTGTTTTTTCGGGAACGTGAGATCCCGCTTTACCGTAAGCGTGATGCTTAACATGGTGGATCAGATAAGGGCTCACTACTCTATCGCGACACTTACTAATAACATCAGCCAGAGTCAACCCGATTGCATCGCACCTTAAATTTAAGGGGATAGCTAACTTCATTCCGGTTTTATTTTGGGTAACATGAAGGTGATTATCCCAAATGTCACTAAACTTCATCTCGACTATGTCACCTATCCTTTGCCCGGTTACTAAAGCCAAAAGCATAGAATTTTGAGCGCAAGGCGGCAAAGAGCCTGCGCTTTCAAAAATCAACTTCCATTGTTCAATGCTAAGTCTACTTCGTTTCACTTTGGCTACTGGATTTTTAACAGCTAAGGCTGGGTTGTAGCCAGGATCAACCTCGCCAGCATGCTGCGCCTCTTTGAACACGTCGTTTAGTACGCTTCTTATCAGTTGGCCCATTCTGTGCTTTCCCTCTGCCTTATATTCATCAATAATTTTTGCAATGAGTCTTGTATCAACATCCTTCAGGCGAAGGTTTGGCACTCTATCTGCGAGAATCTGAGAACATAATCGTCTGGATTTTACAGTAGGGTTTTTTATCTCACCGTCACGCAACCTTTCCATCTGAATTTCGATGTATTTTTTAATCCACTCAGAAACACGTATACCTTGATCCTTTTTCCCTGAGCTCTTCATTGCCATATCAATCAGAGCATAAGATTGCTGAGTTTCTTGTTCTGCGGTTATACGGTTCATCTCGATTGCAGCAGCTTTTGCCGCTTCATCATCTGTTCCGAATCCAATAAATGAACCTGTTACAGGGTGGCGATATTGCCAATAAATTTTTGAAGTACGCTTATCTAACTTACAGTAAAGGTTGGGTATTTTGACATTATGTTTTCTGGGGCGAGCTGCCATTTATTGCTTTCTCCACTAACTGGCGGGCCTTGTCTGATAATGATGACGAAATATCAACACTGCCAACCATGCCAACAAAACGAGCATCTTCATCTATAACCCAGCGTCGACCTTGCTTTAAGGCTGGCGGATAAGTCTGTTTGGTCTTTGCTATTTTGTTTAATGCTGAGTTGCTTAATGGATATTTGAATCCATTAGGACCAGATGCCCACTCATGAAGTGTTACTAACTGCCCCATGCGTTTCTCTCCACTTAACCGGCTGCACCCGGTGTTTATTTCTGCAATTTATCCTTCATGCTCTTAACTGTTACCGTAAGCAGATCGATATCAGTCACTTTGCCATGAATTATTTCAGCTATCCGCTCAACGATAGCGCGGTAGTTTGTTTGTTCGGCCCCCTGAAGCATGGCGGCGCGGCAGGAGTTCCATACTTTCATAGCGACGGTCGGAATACCGTTGTCCAAAACACCTAACGTCAACACCAAATTAGCGGCTTGCAGCACGTTTATCTCATCAGGTACAAACGGAGCTGGCGGGGCGGTGTAGAGTCGCTCAATCACACAGCTCTCAAGTTCGAAAGCATCTGGCTGGCGATGATCCGTATAACCCCAGCTCTCGCTACCGATAGCAGATGGTGGCTTTAGCTTTGACCTGAACGCCACGGGTTCCGCTTCGAGCGATGCCAGAGCCCGTTTCATCGCCTCAAGCGCCATCACTGCATCTTCGTTTACTGCGCCAGGCACAGCATCGCGCTCTTCTTCAAGCTCCGCGATTGTCTGCTGGAGCCATTCTTTTAGAGTAGTGCTCATTGGGCGGCCTCCCGCTTCTGCTGTGCTGCCTGGTTAAGCCAAAGGCATTCTGTGCGCTGAACTGAACCAGCGAAGCCGTTGGCTGCCGTAGTTCGCGATACACGCTTCCATCCATCGAGTGCGTTGTTATAGAGGTCGCTGTTATATCCACAAACAATTACCGCACCGCGTAACTCTTTCAGCGCGTTGAGAAGTTCCGTGTGTTCTTCATTGGTCATTTCGAACCGGTAAGCGCTGTTTTTTGCAGTCTCTACTCTGGTTTCATGCACGCAAGGCGGGTCAACAAAATGCAGGGTAGATGCTGTATCATGGTCACGCATACATTGAATGGCACTGCGATTCTCAATCAGTACCCCAGCAAAACGACTGGCCACTGCGGCGAGGTTATCAGGCTGTCGCGCCCAAATGCGTTGTGCGGTAGCACTATTACGCTTGGTATCCAGACGAAATCCCGTCTTACCCTTTGTTGCACCTGCGCTGCCGAATCCCATGGTTGCACGAACAATCAGGCGGCGGGCCTGCTCCACCCGGTTATCACTGTCTTCATACGCGCAATTAAACTCGTCGCGTGAGTATGGGGTAAGAGCGCAGGCCTCAATAAGTTGCTTTGCCGTTTCCGGATTTCTGAGTACACGGAAAAGGTTAACTACATCTCCGTCGAGGTCGTTGTAAACCTCTGCTTCTGATGCCTGCTTTTTCAATAGCACTGACGCTCCGCCACCAAATGGCTCAACGTAGCATCGGTGTTCAGGGAAATGGCTGATGATCCAGCTTGCCAAGCGGAATTTACCGCCATGATAACGAATTGCTGGATGCTTGATACTTACGCTCATGACTGCACTCCTTTGCGAAGCTGTGCGGCGATGTCTTCGAGTACGCCATCAGCGAACGAGCGATCGAAATCGCCTTCGGGAGCATCAGCCATAAACTCTGTGGAGGTAAGGAGCATCCTCGCAATGTCAGCTGCGTTCTTCGCCGTGTCATCAATAAACCCAGCCTCCCATGCAGCCAACATTCGGTTGGCAACAAAGTGAGCGCCTTCCTTGTGGGCTTGCGCCCGCATTTCAGCCAGGAAAGCGTCGGTCGCTGGAGTTTTAACGTCGACCAGCATTCGGACACTTTCGACATTCTCCGGATCGGTTGATTGCTGCCATCTGATAGTTGCGTCAATCGCAGCTTTAATCCCCGCATTCTCCGCAGCTAGCGCCGCAGCTTCATTACGAACCTTACGCAGTTCCAGAACAGCTACCTGCACTGCATAAGCGAACATAGCAGCAGGGCGGTCACTCACTTTTTCACTATCTCGTTGCATGTTGACAGCAATAGTCATCAGTTCATCCAGCTGTTCGCCGGTCATTGGTTTATTGGCTGTCATGATTTTGCTCCTGCTGCAATTTGTGTTGCTTGACGAAGTGGGCCACAGCCTTTGACTGGCTGGCGACAATGGTTTTGTCATCCATGTCCAGCCAAACGTTTTTACCGCGATACAGTGAGGCCCGACCAATTTCCTTACCATCGAGCATCACATACAGAGATCGTCCGCGAATTTCTGTTGTCGGTACTGGTTGTGACAAGCGATAGAGTTCACGTGCTTCAGCAATGGCTTTATGTTCGTCCATAATCGACAGCGCCTCGGCCAGTGCAGTCCCTTCAAGAGTGAAGACGCCTTCATCACTGATCGTGGCCTGAGCCATCAGCTCAACGAAACGGCGTGCGTTCTTTACACTCAGTTCCGGCGCGATAGAGCTACGGGTTACTTTCGATTTACCCTGGGCAGCCGCTACAGCTTTATCATGTTGGAGTACTTTCCCGGCCTGTTCGCCATACTCCATAACGCGATCAACCGCGACATCGACTGACACAGCACCGGATTTAACCTCCTGCTGAACGTCATGGTTCGCCGTGCTGAGGAGCAGCAGCTTCTCGACGGTGGCCACAGACTTATTCACCAGCTTTGCTATCTCGCTGGTGGTCTGGTTGAAGGCGTTATGAAGCTCCTGAATAACAGCTGCCTGTTCCATATCGGATAGCGGGAGCTGGTTGTTACTGGTCATGATGCGCGCCAGGCGCTGAACATCGTTACCGTTGAACGGCATGATGTGGATACGGTCTACTGGCTTACCAGCTTCTGCACAGCGCGCATAGCAGCGACGCCGACGGTGGCCTTCAACAACCCACACTCCACCTTCATTACGGGCGATAACCTCCAGCGGGGGAACGGAGCCTCCGTTCATCAGATAGTTGAAGAGGTCATCATCTGCCTGGCGGGTACGCTCATCATCTTCACGTTTGTTGAAACCTTCCCGCACATGGATTTGGTCAAGGCTGATAAACATCCCGGTATCGGTGCGCTTGATGGTCCCGTCACGGGTCATTTGCTTGAATGAGTTAGCCATTAGAGAGCCACCTCGTTATTTTGGGAAATGACGACGGTAGACAACTCACGCAGTTCTCGCTGGGCTTCCAGTAAATGCAAATTGGTTCTGGTCTTCGTGTGGCGTTCAACAATGCGGTCACACTCTTTGGCCCAGCTTGCGACATCTTCACGCAAGGTGACGTTCTGAGCAGCCAGTTCCTTACGCTGAGCCATCGCTTCACAAAGCGAGACGCTGGTATAGTCCAGGCGGTTAGCCAGTTCTGTCATAATGCCGCAATAAGCTGGCGGAAGGAGAGGGGATGCCTTACGCGCTGCGTCGATCAGCTGCTCCCGGGTCATACGTGGTGGTAACTCAGATACGTTTTCAGTGTTTTTCATGGTTAGTTTCTCCGTGATACATGCGCTCTGCACAGCGCGAAAAATCAAAAATATAATTAAAGATTTTGCCTTTGTTACCGATTATATTTTTGCTCTCTCTCATTCATTTAATTTAACAATTAATGGTCAATGTAATGTCTAAGAAAAAACTAGAAGTTCCTTTTGAAGGAAATGATCAATACTATGAAGGCATTCGCGGCCTTATGATCAGCTCTATTTGTTCAGTGTTTGGCGTTATCCTATATGCTGCCTTATTGGGTAAATTAACATTGAGCAGTTTTAGCCTTGATACAATGGTCGCTTTGCTTGGTTGGGCATTTGTATGTTTCGTAATATGGATAGTTTCTTTCAAAAGAACTAATCGAGTACTGATTTCTTTTACAGATCCTACACCTCGACCAAGAGTGGCTGGTTTTTTCTTGATCCTTCTTTACATCGTTATTGGTACTTTTTGCGCTCTTTTCTTCGACGCTTTGACAATGTTAGATAATCCATCAACCACAGTTGATGATTTTTGGAAAACATTCAAAGCATTCCTGATCACCGCAGGATGTATGTTCGTGTTCCTATTTGCTTTCAGTAATTACGCAGTAAATAAGGTTGCCCCTTTAAAAGCATCTGAATGATTTTTGTTAAAGAGCTAAGCGTCCCTGGGGCGCTTTTATTTTATCGGCATTCTCCTCGTCTCTTCCGAGGTGTCACACCTGATCGCCACGCTGGTGAAACGTCTCTGGCTGTCGTACTTGCCTGGCTTGCACATTCCGGCTACCCGCTGGATCTGGATACTTGAAGGAATCCCCGGACCGCTGCGGCACATGTGCCATATGCCGTACAACTTACTACCACACCGACACAGGTAACTGTCAGTACCTGGGGTGTGATTCAAATGTAGGATATCTTACTTTGGTGTGTCAATACTAAAAGTAGGAAAACTTACATGCAGGGTGAAAAAAAACCGACACGAATGTCGGTCTTAAGAGGGGGAAGATATTAGAGGTCAGTTACTACTTGTTTTACCACACCGACAATTTTGCAGTTACCATTGACTTCCATTACGCGGTAGTTAGGGTTTAACGGTACCAGGTATTTTAATGGCCCATCAATAACAAACTTTTTGAGAGTGGCCTCAGCAGAACCAACAATCTGAGCGACAACAATTTTGCCATTAACTTCTTGTGGGCTGCCGTAATCGGGGTCCACCACAACAAAGGAGCCTTCAGGAATACTTGGTGCTCCATTCGGGTTTGTCATAGAGTCGCCACGAACACGTAATGCAAAACCTTCATCAGATAAGTTGGCAGTAGTGAATATCCATTCGGAAATATCATCCTCAGTAATGGGAGCACCACTTTCTGTCCATTCCCCAGCTTGAACCCAAGATAGGATAGGAATTTTCTTTACTCCGAATTTCTCAGTCGGCTTGTAAAGAATTTCGTCACAGTCTGGATCACCTTGTCCTGTAATAATCCACTGAGGGTTAGTTTTTAAGGCAGCCGCCAGCCCCTGTAGGTTAGATCCTCCAGGTTCATAATCACCAGACTCCCATCCTGTGACTGTTACTCGGTTTACACCAATCAACTTGGCGAGAACAGCCTGGGTGAGCTTTAGCTCTTTGCGTCTTGCGCGGATGCGTTCATTCATTTTCATGTAGGCAATCCTACCATTTTATGATGTAGGAATCCTTGACCTTTAAATGTAAGATATCCTACTATCATGATGTGTGTTTCCCTTACATTTGAGGCAAAAATGAAAAAAGATGATGTGGTTTCTTACTTCGGCAGCGTGGGGAACGTAGCCAAGGCTTTAGGGATTTCCCATGCATCAGTATCTGGGTGGGGTGAAGTAATCCCAAAAGGCAGGGCATTTGAGATTCAGGCACTAACTGCTGAAAAGCTGAAAGTTGATCCAACCCTTTACGCTAAGCCTAATCAAAACGCTGCTTAATTTTAACTACCAAAGGAAAAACAACATGGTAGAGCCAAGCCTGAAAGAAGTAGTTAAAGCGATGTGCAAAACGTACCCAGGAGGCCGCGAGGCTATGGCCGGTGCTCTTGGCATGTCAGTAACGCAGTTCAACAACAACCTGTACGAGAAGAACGGCTGCCGCTTCTTTGAAGTGAACGAGCTGGAGGCCATGGAAGACATCTCGAATACGTCCCTCCTGGCAGATTACTTTGCCCGTCGTCGTGGTGCGCTGCTGGTGGACATTCCTCAACTTGAAGACCTTGATCGTGTCGACCTGTTTGATCGTGCCATGAGAACGTCAGCGGCGCGTGGACGTGTTGATACCGTGATCCAGAGAGCACTCGAAGATGGAGTAATCGAACGTCATGAAGCTGAAGAAATCAATGAATACCACCGCCGTCATCTGGCAGCGCGTGAAGAAGAGATCCGCGCGATTGTCGCGCTGTTTAGCCGTAAGAAAAGCCAAAAGAAGTGACGCCCGCGAGTGTGCAGCTCCGGGCGTCGTGGCGTGTCGTATTCAGTGGAGAAACTAACGCATGAACAGTTTAAACCGATTGAGACCAGCGAAGCAATTCAGATGCCTTCCACTGGTGGGAAAAGATTCCCCGTTCGGCTATGTGGAGAGATTAAACAACCAGGCGGAGGATAACAACTACCAGCCTGAGAACGCGATGGTAGAGGCATTTGCACTGATGAACGAGAAGGGGCGTGAGGAATGGCTGAAGTTGACCGGCGATTCAGAGACCACAGAGGCATCACCGTCCACGTCATCAGGTGGGAGCCCGAGACTCGACGCGTTATATACCTTCGCGAAGGGTACGATCATGAGTGCTTCAGCCCTCTTGAGCAATTCCAGCGTAAATTTACAGAGTTAAAGGACGACCATGAGCACTAAGTTAACAGGTTACGTTTGGGACGCTTGCGCTTCTTCAGGCATGAAGCTGTCCAGCGTTGCCATCATGGCGCGTCTGGCAGATTTCAGCAGTGATGAAGGGGTTAGTTGGCCTTCCATTGCTACCATCGCGCGCCAGATTGGTGCTGGTGAGAGCACGGTTCGCACAGCCATATCTCAGCTGGAAAAAGACGGCTGGTTAACGCGCCATCAGCGTCGTAAAGGCAACCGCAATGCGTCAAACGTTTACCAGCTCAATGTTGCGAAATTACAGGCTGCTGCCTTTTCTCACCTGTCAGAATCTGACGCATCAAAATCTGATGCATCAAAATCCGACCCGTCAAAATTTGATGCGTCGAAAAACAGTAATAATGGCAGTTTTCACCCGTCAGAATCTGGTGGGGATCCGTCAGTAAAATCAACTACTGATCCATCAGATAAAAAACCTAATTGTCAGGTTGCGCCGCAACCCGACACTGCATGTGTCAATCAGGTTGATTTGATAGCTGGTCAGGCAGTCTTAATCCTCAACCATCTCAATGAAGTTACTGGTAAGAGTTTCCGCAAGGGGAAGAGCTCCCTGGATAACATCCGCGCCAGACTTCGTGAGAGCTTTACGCCCGATGAGCTGCTACTGGTTATTGATTACAAACACGAGCAGTGGAAAGACACGAAATACTACGAGCACATGCAACCTACGACGTTGTTCAGGCCAACGAAGTTCGAAGGATATTTGCAGAATGCTTTGCGCTGGAATAGCAAAGGTCGACCTAAGCGTGAGGACTGGGACGCTGTCCGCAAACAAGATCCATTGAAATTCGGTCAGCCAGACAAAGCCATCCCGGCGGGCTTCAGAGGAGCGAACTCATGAGTCTTCTGAAAGACATTCAGATTTTCATCGCCTCTAACCCTGGGTTAACTAACAAGCAGATCGCGGCTTCAATGCCTCAATACGACGTTCACTCTGTTCAGCGCGGTGTATGCCATCTGGTCAAACTGAATCGCGCAACCCGCCAGCATAACGGTAAGTGCTACCAGTATTTTGCCAAAGCACCGGGTGGGGAGATTGGCGAGGGGCGTTCTGCACTGAAAATCAACCGGGCTGATAATCCCGCTGTACCAGAACAGGAAGAAGCTCTGAATCCGGCTGTGACCACAATGATGGATAAGGCTCAAGGCCTGTTTGAAAAAGGGCTCTACCACCGTGCGGCCACCGTTCTGATGGATGCCTTCAATCGTACTAAGAACGAAGAGCAGCGGATGAAGATACTGATTGAGCGTCAGCGTTGCCTGAGCATGGCGCCGAAAGTGAAAGCACCCTCTGATGCATGGTGTCTGGCTGGCCGAGCGAGAAATGTCTGATGAAATATTCACTGATTTATGCCGACCCTGCGTGGGAATACGGGAACACCATCAGCAATGGCGCTGCAAATAACCATTACGGCACGATGAAGCTTATCGACATGAAGCGCTTGCCGGTTTGGGACCTGGTTGCCGATGATGCAGTTCTGGCTATGTGGTTCACCGGTACGCACACCCGAGAAGCTATCGAACTGGCTGAAGCGTGGGGCTTTAAAGTTCGCACGATGAAGGGCTTTACCTGGGTAAAGTTCAACCCACTGGCAGAGCAGCATATCAACAAAGCACTTCAGGCAGGGCGTGTGGAGGATTTTTACGACTTCCTTGACCTGCTGAACGCACAGACACGCATGAACGGCGGGAACTACACCCGAGCCAATACCGAAGACCTGTTGATTGCCACCAGGGGAAATGGGCTTGACCGCAAGTGCGCCAGCATCAAGCAGGTTATCTACAGCCTACTCGGTGAGCACAGCCAGAAGCCAGCAGAGGCGCGTTTCCGTCTGGAGAAGCTTTCGGTGACGTCCCACGCATCGAACTATTCAGCCGTTGCGGTGCGCCTGGCTGGGACCACTGGGGAAATCAATCTGAATCACCAGCTGTTGAGCTTATACCGGCAGTAGCCGTTCCCATGAAAAAACTACAGGAGCGCGCCGCATGAAAAAGCTATCTACCGAGCATGAGAACGCTGTGCGTGATGTAGCCCGTCAATGCAACGATGCCATCAAAAAAGCCCTGAAGCAGAAGCCAAAGCCAAGCTGGAATGTCGTAGTGCCTCCGATCCTGAAGGAGTACCACGAGAAGGTTAAACCGATGGGCGTAAGCCTGGTGATGTTCAACAGCGTAATCGGACGCCTGAACGGGCGTTATGGAGTCGAGTCATGATCGAATTAACGTCGCGTCAGAATGAAGTGTTCGAAGCTATCAAGGTTCATATCGAAAAGGCTGGCTTCCCACCTACGATGCTGGAGCTTGCAGGATTAATTGGCTGCTCATCGCCGAATGCTGCTGTAGCGCACGTGAAGTCACTTAAGAAAAAAGGTTACATCACTGTTGCTCCTGGAGCAGCCAGGGGCATTACCGTCGTCAAAACGGAATGGGATACAGATCCGGTGACGATCATCAAAGACCTGCTATCCGGTGGAGATAAGGCCAGAGATAACGCTGTTGAATGGCTGAAAAAACAGGGAGTGAGTTTATGAAACTGGTGCTCCCGTTCCCACCGAGCGTAAACACATACTGGCGAGCCCCAAACAAGGGGCCGTTAAAAGGCCGTCATCTTATCAGCGAGAAGGGAAGGGCATACCAGAGCGCGGCATGTGCAGCGATCATTGAGCAACTGCGTTGCTTACCAAAACCATCATCATCACCAGCTGCGGTGGAGATCCTTCTCTTTCCGCCAGATGCCCGCCGCCGCGACATCGACAATTACAACAAGGCTCTGTTTGATGCGCTCACGCATGCTGGCATTTGGGAGGATGACAGCCAGGTGCAGAGAATGCTGGTGGAGTGGGGGCCGAAAGTGCGTGGCGGAAGGGTAGAAATATCGATAACCAGGCATCAACCAACAATGGGGGGAATTGGGTGAGAGCCATACTGACGCCTGAAATTGCGCCGATGTCCGGGGTGGTTCTGTTCCGCCCTGGTACAGAACTGCTCTGGCTATTCCGTCAGGGAAGGGTAGTTATTGAGCCACCATCCGAAGCCATCCGGCATCTGCCATCTGGATTAATCCCTGAAGCCCACCAGCCTCTTACTGACGATGCCAACATGCAGGCTATTTTCGTTAACGAGAGGGTCATTCAGCGAGCTGGTGGATTGAGTAGCCTTGATGCCTGGCTGGAGAGAAAATTTGAATGTCAGTGGCCTCACACTGACTGGCATGCCAGTGACTTTACGGTTATGCGCCACGCTCCGGGGAGCATTCGTCTTTGCTGGTCGTGTGATAACCATTTACGTGAGCAAACCACTGAAAGACTTGCAGGAATTGCCATGCAGAACCTGGTAAAATGGCTGCTGGAAAGGGTAAATATTGATTTAGGTTTCAGCGCTGACCACACTCTTTCGCTTCCTGAGTTCTGCTGGTGGATGGTACGTAACGATCTGGCTGACCTTGTTCCTGAATCGGTGGCGAGTAAGGCACTCAGGATCAAGCCAGAACAGCACAGTTCAGTGATGAGGGAAAGCGACATTGTCCCGTCATTACCGGCTACGCAAATCTTTCAGGAGAAGGCAAAAAAGATAGTGTCGGTGAAGGTCGATCCTGAATCACCGGAATCTTTCATGCTTAGGCCAAAGCGCCGACGCTGGGAGAACGATAAGTACACCCGTTGGGTGAAGTCGCAGCAGTGCAGTTGCTGCAATAACCCGGCAGACGACCCCCACCACCTGATAGGCCACGGGCAGGGTGGAATGGGTACCAAGGCGCATGACCTGTTTGTGATACCGCTGTGCAGAGCGCATCACGACGAGTTACACGCTGATCCTGTGGCATTTGAAGCGAAATACGGCGACCAGTTAACGCTGCTGTTTCGGTTTTTAGATCGTGCGCTGGCAATCGGCGTACTGGCGTAAGTGGAGACGCAAATGATCAATCCTTCAGAAGTAGGCAAATCCGGCGAGTTGGTTCGCCTTCGCACTCTCGAAAGTATCTGGGTACAGGGAAAGCTCCGCATGTGGGGCCGCTGGTCTTATATCGGTGGTGGCTCGGGCGGAAACATGTTCAACCAGCTGCTGGCATCCGGGAAAATAACCAAATCCGCCATCAACGATGCGCTGCGCCGCATGAAGAAATCCGGCATCACTAAACCCGAGCTGGAAGCATACCTGCGTGAAATTCTCGACAGTAAAAACAAAACTGGCCTGGCGTTCTGCTCAGACGAGGAGGGGCTAAAGATTGACGGCGTTATTGCCGCAGTGCTTATGAACGAAGAATATCGTGGGTTGTATAGTGTGATTGTTGATCGTCATCGTCTGCGCAAGAGCAAACTCCAGATGGCTAAAGAGCTTAATTCAAAACACCCCGACTGGACCCTCATCACGTGCCGACGTCGCATTGATACATGGGTTAGTCTTGCAGAATCGATCCTTTACGCACCACTTTGTGACGCGTTCGGCACAAATGGCTACAAATTTAAGTTGCAGAGTGAGCAAGAAAGTGCTTAAATTGTGCTAGGCTCGGGACAGTAAAGCGTACTGAGCAACAGAACAAAACTTAAACCCGCCACTGTTGCGGGTTTATTCATTTCTTAGTTACCTATTTTCTGAATTTCAATTAATATTTCGAAATCATTTAATTCATAATGCTTTCGGAGGATTATTTTGGAAAAATTCCTTTATTTAACTCATGTTGAATGGGTTGAACCGTGGGTTTCGGGAGGAAGGGTACCTCTTAGCTTGGCAAGCAGTTATTTATCCACAAAGCGGCATCAAACTCTCACTCCAGATGAGACCAAGATTGACAATTCTTCTCATGACATCAATGACTACCCTTTTATCAAGCATGTCGGTAAAGGGCACAGCAAGACTGTAATAGGAAATCTTTACATCGGTGATGCTCTGGTAGCTCAGGATTTGCATTTTGATACCGCTTATGAGGATGGGTTAGTTCTTTGTTTAGCCAATAGAAAAAGCAACTATATTGCCAAAAAACTTGGTAAGATTGCATGCGTAAGAATTCTTGATATTTACGAATTAAAAGGAATTTTAGATGAGCAAATAGGCTCAGTCAGTCAAATGGACTGCTGTAAATATACAGACTCTCACTTAAGGAATCATTTTTTGAAATCAAAGGCAGACGAGTGGCAGGATGAATTCAGGTTGTTCTGGAAGGACGCTAACCCCCAAGAGGTAACGATTCCTAAGGGAATAGCAGTTCGTGAAAAAATAAGATGTAAATAAATAACTTTATTTGAACACATGAAGGCCAGCGATAGCTGGCTTTTTTTATCCCCTCAATCTGAGAGGACTCACAGCAATAAGAGGGGGCAAAATGTCCGCAGAACCGATATCTGCAACGGTAACGGCAGGCGTGGCCGCCGGGACAACCGGAATCACCTTCGCGACGATGTTTCCAGAAGCCACACCCGCTGTAATGCTTTGCTCTCTTGCCGGAGCAGCTCTTTACGTCTTGAACAGCGAAGATCATAAGCTCTGGAAGCAAATACTGTTTGCGCTTATCTCATTTATCGGTGGGGTTTACTGCGCTGGAACAGCATCCGAAATCATCGCAGCGCTTATCAATGCGGCATTAAGTCACCTTTCTCCGCCAGTTGCCGTGAAAGTTTCTCCAGCCATTGGCGCGCTGGCGGCCTCAACGGTTTCTGTCACCGTCCTGCTTCGCGTTCTCAAGCGCTCGAAGACGGGAGACTTACCCGGATTGAAGGGGGAAGAATGACGTGGCAAACACTGATCCTGAACATTAACGCTGTTGCATGCATCCTGATAACCATACGCCTGATGTTCTTCAGAAAGCGGAGCCTACGCCGACGCCGTCTGATGGAGTTTCTGGCTTATGGGCTGATCCTCGCACCAGCGTTTACCGCTTTCCGCATCTGGCATGGTGATTATGTGCAGGTTGATTACGGAGAGTTGGTCGTCAATCTCATTGTCTGCATAGCCGTATGGCGAGCAAGGGGCAACATCGCAAGAATCGCAGGGGAAAGCACAACGTGACCAAAGACGAAATATTTAATGCCATCCTCGGCAAAGAGGGCGGATACGTAAATCACCCCGACGACAAAGGCGGCCCAACAAACTGGGGGATCACGCAAGCGGTAGCTCGCGCACACGGTTACAACGGTGCTATGCGCAACCTTACCCGCCAGCAGGCGCTGGATATCCTGACTGCTGACTACTGGACAGGGCCACGCTTCGACCTTGTTTCTGAGGTATCACCAGCCATCGCTGCCGAACTCTGCGACACAGGCGTAAACATGGGCCCATCGGTGCAGACCAAATGGTTTCAGCGTTGGCTGAACGTGTTCAACATTCAGGGCACGCTCTATCCTGATCTGATTGCAGATGGTTTTATTGGTCCGCGAACCATCAGCGCGTTAAAAAGCTATCTTTCCCGGCGCGGAAAAGAGGGTGAGCTGGTTATGCTTCGGGCCCTGAATTGTAGCCAGGGTCAGCGTTATCTTGAGCTGGCAGAACAGCGCAGCGCGAACGAAACGTTTGTTTATGGCTGGGTAAAGGAGCGAGTGGTTATATGACGCTTGAGATGATTACCGGAATCATTGTCGCGGTGTTTGCTGCTATTGCCGCCGCGTTTGGCCTAGGTCATTCACGCGGAACCAGCAAAGCGGAAGCGAAAGCCAACCAGCAACGCACCGAAGATAACGCAGCTGCAACGGTCGCAGCAGCCGAACGCCGGGTAGAAGCAATGAAAGAGGCCAGCAATGTACAGCAGACTGTTAACCATATGCCTGGCGACGATGTTGATCGCGAGCTGCGGGACAACTGGACCCGTAAGGGTTGAGGTGGTGGACACGGCTTGCGACTGGGTTAAACCCATCTACGGTACAGCGCACGACTGGGATGTACTGGACAGGCAGACGAAGCGCGACATCCTGGCGCATAACAAAGCCTGGCAAGCAAATTGCGGGAAAATTGAGCCTCATCCCTGAGGTTCGGACACAGTCTCTCCTCTGGACTTTAACCATAGCAAGTATTAAGGATTCAGTTATACGAATGGACAATTCTTTGAGGGACAGATGATTAATTGGCAGGGAAAAGCTTGAACAAATCAGGGTGGCTCATCCTTGAGCACACGGGTAGTCCTGAACGACGACTTCACCTGACATAGCAAAGTCTATGTAAGAGTCTAGAAAACAATGAGTATTTATCAAGGCGGGTAAGGAAAAAAGTCCCTTCCAAAATGGAATCCTGCAATTCGGAAGGGAGACCAAAGGGGTCATCATTACAAGAGAATGTAAATGTAATCCATTTCTCAAAACTAAAAAGGTGTATTAAATAAATAACTCAAAGGAACGAAAACCTGCATTCTTCTAATGCCTGATGGGTATACGGGATGAATGATTAGCGAAGAATTTTAACAATGCTCACAACTTTATTTTGTCTGTCAGCTACATTTTAATGGCACGAGTGATTCGATATCTCTGCCATACAGATGAATCCCCCTGAGCGGAGGGGCAACCAGTCACTGCTGGACGTAGTGTTGCGGGTTTGCGGAGTGATGCAAGTCCACCGGGAGGCACCCGGCATCTGAATGCTTGACTAAAGGAATAGGGTACACGTCGAAATGAGTGCGAAGTAATACCTACTTACTGCTAGACCCAGCCAATTCTGTCCGAGCTGGCTTTTTTTTGCAAAAAAAGCCCTCACAGGGAGGGCTACAGGAGTCTCAGTTCGTTGCTCTTTTTATTGATGTCCCCGGAGTTGGCATTCTCCGCATCAGAGTCATGTGTAGCCTGGCAGCCAGGCAGATAACAACAAGCGTAAGCGTGGGATATTAAGAATTTCCTTAGAAAATTTTTCACTTGTTGATGGGCTAAAGACCTTGAAGCAGTAAGCGGGCGATGCAGCAGTCATGATGCTGCCCCGACTCGCGTAATGGCGAGCAGGTATAGCAGACCGTTGTGAGGGTAAATAAGGGAACATGCTCCGGTAAAGCAGCACGAGCGCCAGACGCGCACCGGTTATAAGAGGCGGTGAAGCGACAGCAACTCAATGGCATGAGCGAGCCCACTGCGAGAGTGTGGTCTTCATTAGCTGTATCTGCGTAAAAATGCTAAATTGACCCCACGAAATGTCGCTGGGGAATGGCTATGAAAAGAGGTGTTGTTTTCACGGTACGCGAGCTTCTGAAAGTTAATGGTGGAAAAGGATTCACTACGGGTAGAGGTATTTCTACAGAAGAACTTAATTATTTGATGTTGTACTGGGATAAACTTGTTTCTCCAACTAATAATTTTATCCATATTAGTTTAGCAAATGAAGAGGAACTGGAAAATTGTGGAGTCCTTTACCGACCAAGGTTTACCCAACAAGGGGGTATGGATGGTGCTAGGATGACAGAATTTCATGCTTTTACCCATGTAGAAGCTTTAAATATGATGAGAAAAAATGAGCGCGAAGTTGATTGGCGTATGCATTTTTTTAATAATGAAGTTTCAATTCATCAGGAAGCTGCACAACAAAAAGAAGTTGTGAGATTCGAGTTAGCTGAACTTTTACCAGTTCCACCAAAAGATACACCTCTACAAGAGATACTAGAATTTAAAGAAAGGCGTAGCGACGAACTTCAAGCACTACATGGTTATCTTGATGAGCTTTATTTTGAAGTGTTAAATTCTGGCGACTTTAATTTACAAAGAGCCAAAGCTCTATCAGGCCTGAGGGCATCTCTTGACGATCTTAATAAGTTAAACGGACAAGGTTGGAGAAGTCCGATAAAATTTAATCTTTCTACTGCTTTTGAATTTGATTTGAATCAGATAGTGAATGGAGGTTTAAAGGCTCTTGAAGCCTTAAGTTCACAAAAGCCGCTTGAAATAATTGGTATTGAGTCGGTTGTCAACTTGTTAGGTGGCTTTATAAAAATTAGGCCTCAACTTCAAAATGTTCTTAAAGACGGCGATCCTAAATTGGCATATCTCACTAACGCTACCAGAGAAGGCATACTTGAGAAGTAAAAAACTAGGTGAAAATTAACATTTAGGATTAGCCTTGCTTATTAGCAAAAAAGCCATAATTGAATTGTTATGGCTTTTTTATTGCGCATCGCACGCGCACATCAAAGAAAGTCTTTCAGCTGTGAGCTTGGGCAAACCGTTAACTTTCGGCGGCTTTGCCGTGCGACAGGCTCACGTCTAAAAGGAAAATCAAATGCAGGTCACTATTGATGGTGTCCCGTTTGTGCCTGCCTGCGCTTTAGCGTCACGGATTGGCATTGCCATTACTACCCACAACCGGCCAGACGTTTTAAACCGCGCCATTAAGCAGCACACCAAACATCTTCCCATCGGTGCGCTGGTGGTGGTTATCGACGATGGCTCTAAACCTGCCGCAGTAGTGCCTGACGGCGTGCAGCTGCTTCGCCATGAAACATCACTCGGCATTGTTGCTTCGAAGAACGCCAGTTTAACCGCGCTGATGGACGCCGGGTGTGAGCATCTATTCCTTTGGGACGATGACGCCTGGCCAATCGCAGATAACTGGCACCTGCCATACATCGAATCACCCGAACCGCACCTGGCTTACCAGTTTCTCGATCTGGCTGGCACGAACAAGCTTAATGACCTTGCGGAGCTTTACCGCGGCGATCAGCATGTGGCTTACACCGGGCAGCGTGGCGTGATGCTGTATTACCACCGTAGCGCCATCGAGAAGGTGGGCGGATTCGATCCGGTTTATGGTCGCGGCATGTACGAGCATCCCGATCTGGCCCTTCGCATTCACAACGCAGGTTTAACGACCTGGGCGTTCGCTGATGTTGTCGGCTCTGAAAAGCTGATTCACTCGATGGATGAGCATGAAGAGGGCACGCGCTCAATTCCTCGGCCTGACCGGGATGCTTTAGTAAAGCGTAACGTTGGTATCTTCAATGCACGGCGCGACAGTGGGTATACCGGATTTGCCTCATACAGCAGCAACCCTAACCTGGTGATTACCACGTTACTGACCAGCCAGCCGGATCCGCAGCGTGGCGGGAAGATGAAACCAGACCCGCAGGTGTTGCAGGGCTGGGCGAACTCAATATCAGGTGCGCTGCCGATTGTACTGGCTGACGAGTTGAAAGAGTCGCCAAACGGTGCTGATTTGTATGAGGTGCCCGCCTTAAACATGAGCCCGTACTTTGCGCGCTGGCTGCATATCTATCAGTTCCTTCGTGCTCATCCTGAACACCATCTTGTCTGGTGTACCGACGGCACTGACGTTGAGATGCTGAGAGAGCCCTGGGCAGAAATGCAGCCGGGTAAAATTTACGTCGGCTCTGAGCACAAGACGTATTCCGACGAATGGATGAAGGCTAATCACCATGGCAAAGCCAATAGCGAGTTCCTCGAACGGCATCGTGACGATCAGCTGCTTAATGCTGGCCTGCTTGGTGGCAGCCGAGAAGATGTAATGGAGTTTGCTCACCGGATCATCCGACAGCACTATCTGATTGAAAGCCACCGCTACTGGAAGATGGAGACGGCACCCGCCACGCTGGTGGACATGGGCGCTTTCGGTATGGCTGCAAAGTCATTCGGTGATCGAATCGTTACCGGCCCTAAGGTCCACACCATTTTTAAAACGGATGGTGTGGGCAAAGAGCATGCCTGGTGGAAACATAAATAGGGGTTAAAAGTTTCTATGAAAATTTTTACAGCTGTAATGCACAAGAATAGCTTCTACCTCCACGCTGACACCCGACAGAGTTTCTGGATTAGGCTAAGCATTAGGCTGGGCTGGGGCAAATTTGAGTTAATTCGCCCCTCTGATGAATTCAGTGATGCTGGAGGGTTGTTTGAATTAGTCGAAGTGCGTTCGGCAGATTCAGAACCCCCTGAGTCAGTAGCTGTAGGGTCAAATGTTTTATGGCGTCTGCCGGAAGCTCTCGAAGTTTTGAAATCAGTCCCTTCTTCTGATCTTCAGGCATATTTGCAACGCGGATTATGTCCTCAAGGGCCACGATAGTATCGTTATGTAACCGAACTGTTTGCACTTTGAGAATTGCGCTCAATCCGCCGTCATCAAGCAGGAAGTCAATTCCTTTTTCTGTAATAAAACAGGAATGTTGATTGAAGTGGTATCGATTTCCCTCACCTAATGACTGGCTCTTAATGAAAGGGGAGCCCACCAAACCATGCATTTCCAAGTAAAGCATGCATGCAACAAAGTGGTCATAGTCATCAAATTTACGAATAAGTTCCTGTTCTTTTTCGTCATTCAAGGCGTTGGGTGCACTGTCAATCAATGCATTTAATATTTCAAGTTGTAAAGCCCGATCATATTTTTTGGTCTTATCCATTTGTTATCTCCATAAAGACTTATCAAAGTCTAACCTGAAAATAATCCGTTCTATAGCCTGATATAAATACAGTTACCGCTTTTGAGCGGTTTCCTTTTGAGGATTCGTTGGTGGCTGAAGAGATTAAATTTGTGGTGGTCGGCCATCACAGCCGCTTAGAACATGCACAACGTCTTGCTGCGCTGCTGGATGCTCACCTACTGATTGATGACGGTAACCACGGCGCGAACTGGAATCACCGACACGCGCTTGAATGGGCTGCTGAGCAACCTTGCCGGGTGGTTGTGCTGGAAGACGATGCGATGCCCGTTCCTTGGTTTGCAGAGCTGGTGGTCGACTGGCTGACCCGCTTCCCTGACGACATGCTGAGCCTTTATCTCGGTACTGGCCGCCCGCCGCAGTACCAGATGCAGATAGCCGAACGGCTGATTATTGCTGATAAGACTCAGGCTGATTACATCACACTGCCGCGGCTGATACACGGCGTTTGTTATAGCGTACCGCCTCAGCATATTGAACGAGTCCTTTCTCAATGGGACAGCAGCAAGCCTGCCGATTATGCCGTTGGTGATGCTTATGGCGGCGCTGTGGTTTATCCGTGTTACTCGCTGGTGGATCATGCGGATGGTGTGCCTGTTGAGCGTCACTCTGATTCAGCGCAACGAACAGAACGCCGTCGAGCGTGGCGAATCGCCTGAAAAACCGGCCAATTGGCCGGTTTAATTAGTTTTATCTTTTGCTGTCTGGAGTCCGTTTAACTGGTACCCATGTTGCACCAGGTTTAGAAGTTGGTGGTGCAGTATGGTTATCAGGAATGGTTGTGTAGTTATCGGTTTGGCCGCCACGCGGACCGCGTTCACGATATACGCCGCCATCACGTCCACTAGACTGGCCAGGTTTCAAACCCATAAATACCTCCACGATAAGCCACAAAAGTGTGGCAAATACACTTTGCAGCAAGTTTCACCGTTTTCAACGTGGCGATGACTCAATTTTTTAGGAGTGTTAATGCCATCACAAATACCAAGGGCATGCCGCAAGCGTGGCTGCCCCGGCACAACCACAGATCGCTCAGGCTATTGCCCCAAGCACCTTAACGAAGGCTGGCAGCAGCATCAGCGGGGACAGAGCAGGCATCAGCGCGGTTATGGCAGTAAGTGGGACAGGCTGCGCCCAATCGTTCTCGACAGGGACAAACACCTCTGTCAGGAATGCCTTCGAAATGGAAGGTATACGCCCGCTGAGACGGTAGACCACATCACCGCCAAAGCAAATGGGGGGACCGATGACCTGTCCAATCTTGAAAGCCTTTGCAAGCCTTGCCACAGGGCGAAGACAGCGGTCGAAAGACTCAAATGACATCAATTCACATTTGAAGCGACCAGAGGGGAGGGCGGGTTGAAAGTTCAGGAACGACGCACCAAAGGACCGCCGCCTAACCTCTTTTCACATCGCCGCAGGTTAGAAAACTTTTTTATGGGGGCCCCCATTCGATGATTAATAGGAGTTTTCGATTATGTCTGGACCACCGAAAACCCCGACCCATCTACGTTTGGTGAGGGGTAACCCATCTAAACGCCCGATCAATGAGAACGAACCAAAACCCCCTTCAGGGGTACCCCCAACGCCGAAGCATTTCGACAAGCAGGGGAAATACTGGTTTAAACGGATGGCCGACGAGCTTGATGCTATCGGTGTGATGTCTCAGCTGGACGCCAGAGCCCTTGAGCTGCTGGTTGAGGCTTATACCGAATACCGGCATCACTGCGACACGCTTGAAGTTGAGGGCTACACCTATCGGACCGAAACGCAGAGCGGGGATGTACTGATCAAGGCTCACCCGGCGGCCATCATGAAAGCTGATGCCTGGAAACGTCTGCGCGCCATGCTCGGTGAGTTTGGCATGACGCCAGCAAGCCGTTCTAAGGTGAATGCCAAAGGTCCTGATGTGGTTGATCCGCTGACCGAGTTTATGAAAGCGAGGGATTAATGGCTAAGGTTGCAGAAGGCATCCGCTACGCCGAGAGGGTGGTGGCGGGGGAAATTATTGCCTGTGAGTATGTGCGCCTTGCCTGTCAGCGTTTTCTTGACGATCTGGCACATGGCGAAGAGCGCGGTATTTTCTTCAGTGAGCCGCGCGCACAGCACATTCTGAATTTCTATAATTTTGTGCCTCACGTAAAAGGCGCGCTGGCAGGACAGCCTATTGAGCTGATGGACTGGCACGTTTTCATCCTGATTAATATTTTTGGTTTCGTTATCCCGCTGGTTAACGAAGAAACGGGAGAAACCGTCCTGCGTAACGACGGCAGCGGTCGTCCAGTAATGGTTCGGCGCTTCCGTACAGCAGATGTTGAGGTGGCCCGTAAAAATGCCAAATCAACACTTTGCTCCGGCGTGGGGCTTTATATGGCTGGTGCCGACGGCGAGGGCGGTGCGGAAGTTTATTCCGCTGCAACCACCCGTGACCAGGCGAGAATTGTTTTTGAAGACGCGAAGAATATGGTCAAGAAGGCGAAAGCCACGCTTGGGCGGATCTTCGAATTCAACAAGCTCGCTATCTACCAGGAGCAAACGGCCTCCAAGTTCGAGCCATTATCATCAGATGCGAACAACCTCGATGGTCTGAACATCCACTGCGCAATCGTCGACGAGCTGCATGCTCACAAAACCCGTGATGTCTGGGACGTTCTGGAGACGGCAACCGGCGCGCGTCTGCAATCGCTGCTTTTCGGTATCACCACCGCCGGTTTCAACAAAGAAGGCATCTGCTACGAATTGCGTGATTACGCCATCAAGGTGCTGCGTGGGCTGGTAAAAGACGATACGTTTTTTGCCATCATCTACACCTTAGATGAAGGTGACGATCCCTTTGATGAAAAAGTCTGGCAGAAGGCGAATCCGGGGCTGGGTATCTGTAAGCGCTGGGATGACCTGCGCCGCCTGGCTAAAAAGGCGAAAGAGCAGGTTTCGGCCAGAATTAACTTTTTCACCAAGCACATGAATATCTGGGTTACCGCTGAGTCAGCCTGGATGGACATGATGAAATGGGAGAAATGCGAGTTTATCGCCCCGCAGCACGAACTTAAAACCTATCCCTCCTGGGTGGGCGTTGACCTGTCAAACAAAATTGATATCTGTGCGGCCGCGAAAGTCTGGCGGGCACCAGATGGTCACGTTCATGCGGATTTCAAATTCTGGCTACCGGAAGGACGCCTTGAGAAATGTTCACGCCAGATGGCAGAGCTCTATCGTAAGTGGGCCGGGATGGACAAGCTGATCCTTACCGACGGTGATGTAATCGACCATGCTCAGATTAAGGAAGAGCTACAGCAGTGGGTTGCTGGCGAGAGCCTGAAAGAAATTGGCTTCGACCCGTGGAGTGCGACGCAGTTCAGCCTTGCGCTGGCAGAAGAAGGGTTGCCGCTGGTGGAAGTGCCGCAGACGGTTCGCAATTTCTCTGAGGCGATGAAAGAGGTCGAAGCGCTGGTATACGGTGGCCGCTTCCATCACAGCGATCACCCGGTGATGAACTGGATGATGTCCAACGTAACCGTCAAACCTGACCGGAACGAGAACATTTTCCCGAATAAGTCCACACCAGAGGCCAAAATTGATGGCCCTGCGGCCTTGTTCACAGCAATGAGCCGCGTTCTGGTTAACGGTGGCAACGACCAGCAGGATCTCTCCGGATTCTTCAATAATCCCATCATGGTAGGTTTCTGATGAAAAAAAACAAACGGCCAGGCAGGGTTAAAAGTGCTCTGCTTAACTGGCTTGGTGTGCCTATCAGCCTGACTACCGGCACGTTCTGGGAGGAATGGTTTGGTACCAGCAGCAGCGGAAAGGTGGTAACGGCCGATAAAGCCATCCAGCTATCGGCTGTGTGGGCATGCGTAAGACTGTTAAGCGAGTCTATTTCAACCCTTCCGCTGAAAATATACGTTCGACAGCCTGACGGTTCGCGTAAAGCGGCAACCGATCATCCGGCCTATTCGATACTGTGCCGCCGACCCAATTCAGAAATGACACCATCACGCTTTATGTTGATGGTGGTCGCCAGTATTTGCCTTCGCGGGAACGCCTTCATTGAGAAGAAATTCATCGCAAACCGCCTGGTTTCGCTGGTGCCTTTGCTGCCGCAGAACATGGTGGTTAAACGTCTCGTGACCGGGGCGCTGGAATACAAATACACTGAAAACGGTAACGAGCGCGTCATTCCCGTCAAAAACATCATGCACATTCGCGGGTTCGGTCTTGACGGCGTTTGCGGCATGATGCCGATGAAAACAGGCCGGGATGTGATCGGTTCTGCAATGGCGGTTGAGGAGTCTGCTGCGAAGATATTTGAACAGGGGCTTCAGAGTTCAGGTTTTCTCTCCGCTGAGAATGCGCTGTCTGACGAACAACGTGAAAGACTTCGCAGCTACATGGCTGCATTTACCGGTTCAAAAAACGCCGGGAAAATCATGGTGCTTGAAGGCGGATTGAAGTACCAGGGCGTCACCATGAATCCCGAAGACGCCCAGATGCTGGAAAGCCGCTCTTTCAGTATTGAGGAAATCTGTCGCTGGTTTCGCGTTCCGCCTTTCATGGTCGGTCACACCACGAAGCAAAGCAGCTGGGCATCCAGTCTGGAGGGCATGAACCTCCAGTTCCTGACACATACCCTGCGACCCCTGTTGGTGAACATAGAACAGGAAATAGGACGGTGCCTGCTGGACAGCGATGATGAGGTGTTCGCAGAGTTCTCTGTAGAAGGACTGCTGCGCGCCGACAGCGCGGGCCGTGCTGCGTACTATACCAGCGCGCTCCAGAATGGGTGGATGTCCCGCAATGACGTGCGCCGTCTTGAGAATATGCCACCGATTGAAGGGGGTGACATTTACACCGTTCAGCTCAACCTGACGCAACTGAAAAATCTCGAAAGCAGCAATCCTGCTGTTCAGGCTCTGGCTCTGAGAGAACTGCATAACCACATATTCCCTGATATTTCCTTTGAACAATCTCCGCTGAAACAGGCCGCTTAGGAGCACTTTCCTGATGAGCAAAAAACAACTTCCGGCAGCACCGGCGGGTCGCCCCTGCGCGCTAGTCACCTGTGAAACTTTACCCTCAGCCTTGGATCGCTGGGATGGCGGGATCAAAGCCGCGTCCACCGACGACAACAGTATTTCTGTTTTTGATGTGATCGGGCAGGACTACTGGGGTGAAGGCGTAACAGCCAAACGTATCGCCGGTGCGCTACGGGCGATGAATGGCGCCGACGTCACGGTCAATATCAACTCCCCTGGCGGTGACATGTTCGAAGGCCTGGCAATCTACAACCTTTTGCGAGAATACGAAGGCCGTGTGACGGTGAAGGTGCTCGGTATTGCCGCCAGCGCCGCCTCAGTCATTGCGATGGCCGGGGATGATATTCAGATCGGTCGTGGTGCCTTCCTGATGATCCACAACTGCTGGGTCTACGCGATGGGTAACCGCCATGACTTTGCGGAACTGGCACAGTCTCTGGAGCCCTTCGATAACGCTATGGCAGACATCTACGCGGCGCGTTCCGGCCTTGATATGGCAGCTGTTCAGAAACTGATGGATGCCGAGAGTTATATCGGTGGCAGTGACGCTGTGGCGAAGGGACTGGCAGACAGCCTGCTTTCTGCTGATGCGGTCACTGATGGCGATGAATCACCCACGGCCGCGCTTCGCAAACTTGATGCGCTGCTGGCTAAAACCAACACCCCGCGCTCTGAGCGCAGAAAACTCATTAAAGCCTTATCCGGTGGCATGCCTGGCGCTGTCACCACCAACGACGGTACGCCGGGCGCTGCCGAAGAGATCAAACCTGAAACCCTCAATTCACTTGAAAGCGCTCTTGCGGCGTTAGTCAAATAAGGACCCTTTATGTCTGAAGTAAACGAAATTCTGAAAAAAGTCACTGCTAGCATTGAAGATGCAACCAGCAAATTCAACGCGAAAGCAGAAGAGGCACTGACCGAAGCGAAAAAGAATGGTCAGCTCTCAGCTCAGACCAAAGATGTTGTAGATAAAATGGCGACAGAGCTCAATGCTCTTAAGGAAGCTGAAAAAACCCTTAAGGCCAGCCTTGGTGAGCTGGAACAGCATGTTGCCCAAATGCCATTGAACAACGCTGCTAAAGTTACCGAAACTGTTGGACAGGTGGTGATTAATAGCGAGGCGTTGAAGGCCTTTGCCGCGAGCGTTGAAGGCAATAAGCGCGTAAGCGTCCCAGTTCACGCGGCCTTGCTTTCTACAGATGTTGCAGATGGCGTGGTTGAACCACAGCGACTGCCTGGCATCGACACTGCACCAAAACAGCGTCTCTTCATTCGTGATCTGATTGCGCCTGGCCGCACATCTTCACCGGCTATTTTCTGGGTGCAGCAAACGGGCTTTACCAATGCAGCGAAAGTCGTTGCAGAGGGGACTGCCAAACCTTACAGCGATATTGAATTCGCAACTAAAATCACGCCGGTGACAACCATCGCGCACATGTTTAAGGCATCCAAGCAGATCCTTGACGATTTCGCTCAACTCCAGTCTACGGTTGACGCTGAGATGCGTTACGGCCTGAAATATGTTGAGGAACAGGAAATCTTGTTCGGCGACGGAACTGGTGTGCACCTGCACGGCATCGTTCCTCAGGCCTCAGCATTCGACCCGGCATTTTCTGTTGAGAGCCAGAACGGGATTGATGATCTGCGCCTGGCAATGCTTCAGGCTCAACTGGCTCGTTTCCCTGCATCTGGCCACGTTCTGCACTTCATCGACTGGGCGAAAATTGAGCTCACGAAAGACAGTCTGGGCCGCTATATCCTGGCTAACCCGGCATCTCTGACTGGCCCTACGCTTTGGGGGCTTCCGGTGGTAGCAACTGAGGCAGCAGCTTTCCAGGGCAAATTCCTGACAGGCGCATTCAATGCCGCAGCTCAACTGTTCGATCGTGAAGATGCCAACGTGGTTATCTCCACCGAAAACGCCGACGACTTCGAGAAAAACATGATCTCCATTCGCTGCGAAGAACGTCTGGCGCTGGCTGTGAAACGCCCTGAGGCGTTCGTTTACGGTTCATTCAGCACCGGCGCGGGTAGCTGATAACTATTGCGGCCTTCGGGCCGCTTTTTTTCGGGGCAAACAAATGCTTGATCAGAATGTGGTGAAACAGCATTGCCGCATTGATACCGACTTTACGGGTGATGATGCTCTGCTGGAGATTTACGCAGGTGCGGCGGCCCGGTACGTCCAGACATGGACACGCCGAACGCTCTATGAAAAGGAAAGCAGCCCTGGCTTCGCTGATGACCCGGACCCGATACTGCTCAATGATGATGTCAAGGCAGCCATGCTACTGCTTATCGGTCACTGGTATGCAAACCGGGAATCCGTTGCCATCGGGCAAACCGTTGCAGAGGTCCCGCTTGCAGTTGAAGCCTTGCTTCAGCCATACCGAATTTACGGGGTGTAGGAGGTGTTATGCAGGCCGGAAGACTGAGAGACAGGGTGGTAATTCAGAACATTACAACATCGCGTGATCCTTCTGGTCAGCCTGTTGAAACGTGGCATGACGGTGCAGAAATCTGGGCAGAAGTAAAAGGTATCAGTGGGCGAGAGCTGGTAGCCGCTGGTGCTGAAACCGCAGTCGCCACCATCAGGGTATGGACACGATTTCGTAGCGATATAACTGCTGCGTCCAGACTCAGGGTTATGACTGGCCCGTTCAAGGGAGTCATTTTAAATATCATTGGTCCACCGATACCTGATTCTCGCGGCATTCAGCTCGAAATTCTTTGTAAGCAGGGGATCGAAAAATGATAGACACGAGCCTCGATTTTTCCGGGTTAAATGACATCGCAAAGGATCTGGAGGCCCTTAGCCGCGCTGAAAATAATAAGGTTCTTCGTGATGCCACGCGCGCCGGTGCCGAAGTGCTTAAGGAAGAAGTAATCGCACGCGCACCAGTACGCACCGGAAAAATGAAAAAAAACGTGGTGGTGGTGACCCAAAAAAGCCGCCGCCGCGGGGAAATTTCTTCCGGCGTCCATATTCGTGGCGTTAACCCGCTCACCGGCAACAGCGATAACACGATGAAGGCTAATAACCCGAGAAACGCCTTTTACTGGCGATTCGTTGAAATGGGAACTGCCAACATGCCGCCACATCCTTTCATTCGTCCCGCGTTTGACGTCCGACAGGAGCAGGCGACAGAGGTCGCGATCAGGCGCATGAACCAGGCCATCGATGAGGCATTAAGCAAATGACGGAAGACGATCTCTATCCTCTGCTGGCACCGCTGGCCGGAGGGCAGGTTTATCCCTACGTTGCGCCGCTCGGCAGTGACGGGAAGCCTTCAGTCTCGCCGCCCTGGGTAATTTTCTCGATTATTACCGACGCGGCCGCCGACGTTCTCTGTGGCCAGGCGGAATCAGCCGTTTCGGTGCAAGTCGATGTTTACTCCAGCACTATCACTGAAGCGCGTACGATCAGGAATATGGCGCTGGAAGCCCTACAAACATTGAAGCCTGAGAACATTGTCAAAACGCCTGGTTATGAACCTGATCTGCATTATCACCGGGCCACGCTTGAATTTCAGGTGACCGTTTAAGTTCATTCACCATCACAGACCGCTCCGGCGGTCTTTTTTTTATCTGGAGAAATCATGACCAGTAAGTATGAAGTTACAAAGGGGATGACCTTTGCCGTCTCCGACGCACCCGTAACCGCCGAGGATTTTAATGCCTCAGGTTTCCCGGGGGCTGGTGTTACCTGGCTGGAAGCGGCCTGTGCAACAAAGGAGATCACCTTCACTGGCGGTCAAAAAGGGGATATTGACGTAACCACGCTTTGCTCAACTGAACAGGAGCAAACGAACGGCCTCGCGGCACCTGCTGAAATGAGCATTACCCGTAACTGGGTTGGCGATGAAGCAGCACAGGAGGCACTCCAGACCGCTTATGAAAATGACGAACTGCGTGCGCTGCGCGTGGTATTCCCGTCTGGTAATGGTTTCTACGTGCTTGTGGAGGTTCGTCAGAGCTCATGGTCTGCTGCAACCTCATCCGTTGTTGGCGCGACTTATTCTTTGCGTGTACGCGGCAAACCTAAACGCATTTACGCGTCTGGTTCCTGAGCGGCTTCGGCCGCTTTTTTTATCCCTTCGACCATGTAACAAGAGAAAAATGAAATGGCGCAAAAAACATCACAGAATTCACTACGCGACGTGGCGCTTACTGCATCAAAAGCCTATCGCACAAAAGACGGTATTACGGTCCCTGAGTGGGATGGCGCAAAGGTAACGCTGCGCGAACCGTCCGGCGATGCCTGGGTGAAATTCCGGGAAATCGTAAATCCTCAGCTCGCCGAAGGCGAAGAGGCCCCGACGCTGACGGAGGCGGAGAAGTTCCTGCGTAACAAAGAGGCGGATGTGGTTCTGTTTATTGACGTACTGCTGGATGAAAACGGCGAGCGCGTATTCAGTGACGAGGATCAGGAGCTGGTATCCAAAATTTATGGTCCTGTGCATGCGCGCCTGCTGGCTCAGGCTCTTGGCCTCGGAATGAGTCAGGAAGAAGCGGGAAAGCCGTAAAGCAGCCGCTGACCTTCTTCCTGATGTCACTGGCGCTTCGGATGGGGCGCACTCTGCACGAGCTGCGCCAGACCATAACCGCCAGCGAGCTCAAAATGTGGATCGAGTTTGACCGCATAAGTCCTGTTGGGGACTGGCGTTCCGATGCACAGGCGGCGCAGATCTCCGTTGCAATGCTGAACTCTCAGGGCGGGAAATTCACCATACCTGACGTGATGCTGAAATGGGGGGAGCAGGAAGAAGGCTCTGAAGTTTCTGAACTTGAAGAATGGATGTCCAGTCTTTGACGCCCGCGGCTGCGGGCTTTTTTATGGGTGAAATATGGCAACGCTGCGCGAGCTAATCATTAAAATTTCTGCGAACTCGTCTTCTTTTCAGTCTGAGATCGCCAGAGCGTCCCGTATGGGGACGGATTACTACCGCACTATGGAACAGGGCGGGAAAAAAGCAGCAGCGGCCTCGCGTGAAACTCAGCGGTCTTTGGCTGAACTGAATTCTCAGCTTGCTAGCGTGCGCTCTTCTGCGACTGAGCTTGCCGGGGCATGGGCTGGGGCATTTGCCACGCATCAGCTCATCGCGTTTGCTGATACCTGGAACCAGTTGAATGGGCGTCTGCGCCTGGCTGCCTCCTCAAGCGAGGATTACGTGGAATCTCAGCGCGTGCTGATGGAGATCAGCCAGCGCACAGGAACATCCCTCGAAGCAAACAGCAACCTTTACAGCCGAATTGCTCAGTCCCTGCGTGATGCCGGTTATGCCTCCGCAGACGTCGCAAAAGTTACGGAAACCGTAGCAACCTCGCTGAAGCTGTCTGGCGCCAGTACCGAAGAGGCAAGCTCTGTTATCACCCAGCTTAGCCAGGCGCTTGGCTCAGGCGTTTTGCGAGGCGAAGAATTTAACTCCATCATGGAGAACGGTGGCCGCCTGGCGAAACTGCTGGCTGATGGTCTGGGTACCACTGTTGGTGGCCTGCGAAATATGGCCAACAACGGCGAGCTGACAACCAACAAGATCGTCCCGCTACTGACAAACGTTGAGACCCTGCGTAAAGAGTTCGACACTCTTCCGGCGTCAATCAGCGGTTCTGCACAGAAAGTGCAAAATGCTTTTCTCGCCTGGGTTGGCGGGGCGAACGATGCCGTCGGCGCATCCTCTACGCTATCCGGCGTGCTGGATGGTCTGGCGAATAACATCGATGATGTGGCAAACACAGCCGGTATTCTGGTTGGCGTGGGTCTGGCTCGCTATTTTGGCAATATGGTCGGCAGCGTCGGCCAGTCAACCCGTGCAGTGATCGCTAATACGGCCGCCGAGGTTGCGCTGGCTCAGGCTCAGGTCCGTGGCGCTCAGGTTAGTGTTGCTGCTGGCCGCCAGGCGGTTTACCGCGCTCAACAGGCGCGCGCAGCGGCGACAAGTATTGAGGCTCAGATTGTTGCCGAACGTAATCTTGCCGCAGCTCAGGCATCCCTGAACACAGCGCTTGCTGGAAGGGCTTCTGCCGTTAACAACCTCACCAATACAGCCTCGGTAATGTCACGGCTGGGTAGCGGAGTGTTGAGCATTCTCGGTGGCTGGCCAGGCGTTATTATCGGTGCCGGTGCTGCGATGTATGGCCTGTATCAGCATACCCAGCAGGTACACCGTGAGGCTGTCGGCTTTGCCAACAACCTTGACGAGATCAACGCCAAACTCCAGCAGATGTCTGTGCTCGGCCTTCGGTCGACAGCCGCAGATGCGCGGACCTCTTTACAGGCACAAAAGCAGGACCTGGCCGACCTCGACTCTCAGATCGCGAAGGTGAAAGACAGCCTCAAGGCGGTTGATCAAATCCAGCAGGATTATAACCGCCATCCGACGCTGACCATGATTAATACCTTCATGGACCAGGCCGACATCACGGCCAAAAACATTGAACTTACCGATAAGCTGAATCAGCTGGAGTATCAGCGGGAACAGGCCGCTTCAAAAGTCGAGCAAACGCAGAAGCTGGTGAACGATGCCAGCGACCTGGCAACGCAAAAGGCTATCGAACAGGCTGGCGCCGTCTCAATACTGAAAGGTGCCTATGACCTGCTAAACCGCTCAATGTCAGCAACCGCTGGCGCCAAGCCTCCGCAGTATGCCGGGCCAGTGGTCTCACTGGCTAATGCAACGCCTCAGCAGCAAACAGCACTGGAACGTTCACGCCGCGATAATGAGCTGGCCAGCTTAAGTGGATTAGAGAAACTTCATCAGCAGCACGTTTATGAAGCGGAAGATCTGAAGCTGACTGGTGCACTTTATACCCAGTACATCTACAACAAGGATCAGGCCGCCAAAAAGGATGCAGCAGCAGCCGAGGCAAAAAAAACCTCTACTGCCGCCTCAAGTGCTCAGAGTAAAGCTGAGCGCGCAGCAGCCAGCACCGCTGAGCAATATGCCCGCAAAATGGCCGATCTTAGCGTGGCTATCGATGTGCAACGCGTCAGGGCAACGGAAGGAGAAAAAGCGTCTGAGCTCTATGCAGCGTCGCATCAGGCAGGCACTAAATGGACCGATGAGCAGCGCAAGGCTATCCAGGCATCATCAGCAGAGCTGGCAAAATGGACGCAAAAAGCCGACGAGAACGTGCGCAAGCAGCGCGAACAAGCAGATGCCCTGAAGGATTTAACTGAAGCGGCCCGAAAGTTCAGGGATGAGGCGACACTGACAACCGAAACCGCAGGCATAAGTGATCGCCAGCGCAGCCGGTTCGACGAGACGCAACAGATCGAGCGTGTTTTTGCTAAAACGGACGGCGGCACCGAGGCCATCGCACAACGCGCGGCTGCCCTCGATGACCTGGATAAGAAATACAAGGCTATAGCAGCAGCTGAAGCGGACTGGATGGCTGGAGTATCGCGCGGCTATGCCAACTGGTTCGATGAAATCAGCAATGTTTCTGGCACGGTTTCTGATGGAGTGAAAACCACACTCGACAGCGCGTTTAGTAATGTCACCTCAATGCTGGAAGGCAATAAGGTCAGCTGGAAATCCTGGGGTATCTCTGTTTTACAGATTATCGAAAAAGTCGCTCTGCAAATGGCAGTGGTCAGCGCGATGGGGGGTGGGTCTTCCAGTTCTGGCATTTTTGGCTCACTCATCGGCAGCGTAGGCAGCTTCTTCGGGGGCGGCGCGGGAGCATCAGCCAGCACCGGTACTGCGGTTTCCAGTTACGGTTCGAGCTTCCAGTTTAACGCTAAAGGCGGCGTTTATGACTCTCCATCTCTGAGCGCTTTCAGTAATGGGATCGTCAGAAACCCCACCATGTTCGCTTTCGCGAAAGGCGGGGCCGGAATCATGGGCGAGGCTGGGCCGGAGGCAATCATGCCGCTGACCCGCGCACCGGATGGTTCACTCGGTGTTCGTGCGGTCGGCGCTGGTGGTGGTCAGTCTGTATCTTCGGCGCCACAGGTTTATATCACCATCGATGGCAACGGAAATACCTCCACGCAGACTTCACCCGGCCTTGAGCAATTTGGTGCTGATGTCGGTAAATATGTTGATCAGCGATATAAGCAGAACATCATGCGAGATATTCGCCCTGGCGGTGACATCTGGAACGCAATGAAAGGAACCCGATAAAAATGGCTATCGAAACTTTCACCTGGTGCCCACGAATTAACGCTGAGGCAGATATAAATTTCCGCGTCAGGAAAGCACAGTTTGGTGATGGATATGAGCAGGTTTCAGGGGATGGATTGAATACCAGAACCCAGCAGTGGACGCTCAACTTTACTGGCAACGAAACCTACATTTCCGCCATTAAATCTTTTCTCGACAGGCATGAAGGGACGAAAGCCTTTCAGTGGAAGCCACCGCTCGAACCTTTGGGTTTGTATCGTTGCGAAACGTATAAACCCACCGGGCTCGGCGCGGGGAAATTCAACCTTGAAGCAACATTCATCCAGGCATTTAAACCATGAGCTTAAACGCAGACTATCAGAAGCTGGAATCAGGGAACGACGTTCGCCTGATTGAGGTGGACGGTTCTTCTTTTGGACTGACGGACGTTCTCCGGTTTCACAATTACAACATTCCCCACACCGAAGCGGAAATAGTCGCCGCTGGCGGGGATGAGGCCAAGCTCCCGGCGAAACCAATCTGGTGGCAGGGTAATGAATATTCCGCCTGGCCGTATCAGCTGGAAGGGCTGGAGAAATCGACCAGTGGCAGCAATGCGACGCCATCTCTGACGGTCGCGAACATTGAAAGCTCTATTTCTGCCCTGTGTCTTGCGTACGACGATTTGCTACAGGCTAAGGTCACTATTCACGACACAAAGGCAAAATATCTCGACGCGAAAAACTTCGCAGGCGGTAACCCTACAGCAGATCCGACTCAGGAGAAACTTCAGGTCTGGTATATCGACGGGAAAACGACCGAGCTTGCTGGCGAAACCATCGAGTTTGTACTGTCCAGCCCTATGGATCTTCAGGGACAAATGATCCCGACGCGGCAGCTTCATTCCTTGTGTACATGGTGCATTCGCAATAAGTACCGCACCGGCGATGGCTGCGACTATGCCGGTACGCGCTATTTCGACAAAAACAACAACCCGGTAAGCGATCCGTCACTGGATGAATGCAACGGCACGCTGACGGCCTGCAAACTTCGGTTCGGTGAAAGCAACGAACTCTCGTTTGGTGGGTTCCCGGGTACGTCGCTGATCAGGAGCTGATATGCGTCAGAAAACCATTGATGCGATTATGGCGCATGCCGCCGCTGAATATCCTCGTGAGTGCTGTGGTGTGGTGGCGCAGAAAAGCCGCGTTGAACGTTATTTTCCTTGCCGGAATCTTGCCGCGGCGCCGGAGGACAATTTTGTCCTTTGCCCCGAAGATTACGCAGCCGCGGAGGACTGGGGTACGGTGATCGCCATCGTTCACAGCCACCCTGACGCCACTACACAGCCGAGCGAACTGGATAAAGCGCAATGCGACGCAACGCTTTTACCCTGGCATATCGTGAGCTGGCCGGAGGGGGATTTACGCACCATTCAGCCGCGCGGAGAGCTGCCGCTGCTGGAGCGTCCTTTTGTGCTTGGTCACTTCGACTGCTGGGGGCTGGTAATGAGCTATTTCCGGCAAACGCATGGTATCGAACTCCACGATTACCGGGTTGATTATCCCTGGTGGGAAAACGACTATCCGGACAACTTCTATCAAGATTGCTGGTACGAGTGCGGTTTCCGTGAATTTGACGGGCCGCCGAAACCTGGCGATATGGTGATCATGCAGGTCCAGGCTGATAAGTGGAACCACGCGGGAATTCTGCTGGAGGGCAATATGCTGCTGCACCACCTGTACGGTCACCTGAGTCAGCGAGTACCATATGGCGGTTACTGGCAGGAACGAACGATGAAGATTCTACGTTACAAATCTCTGTGCTAACCTTTTGTAAAACCAAAGGGGATAGGGATATGAAAAAAGCATTTTTGGCACTTTCTTTGTTAATCATGGCTGGATGTTCGAGCATGCAGGATCTTCGGAATGAGCCAGCGTCAAATACTTTTCAATCAAGGAAAAAAATTGATGCGGTATCTGAATGTATACTTGTTGGCTGGCAAGAAGAAAGCCAAAAATACGGAAGCGTTTTTATTCAGCCTTATGACGGTGGCAAAACTGTTTTTACACAATCTCAACTTGAGATGGTTGATTTAATATCTGAAGGTGGAATTACCAAGATAGAATTTCGACATCAAGGTGGCCTTTTTGCTTATCGAATCAACAGCCGGATAAAAGTAATAGAACACTGTATCTAACCAATACTTAACCCGCTTCGGCGGGTTTTTTTATGGTGAGAATATGAAAGAAGTAATGACAACAATTCAGCTCGGCGGAGTATTAGGAAAGACCTTCGGTAAAACACATAAACGACTGATATCCCGTACTGGTGAAGCAGCTATTGCTTTAAGTAAAACATTACCCGGTTTCGAAAGCTTCATGATCAGCAGTAAGCGTCGTGGATTAACTTTCGCAGTATTTAAAGGAAAAAGGAATATTGCCGCCGATGAGATGGGTTTTCCGTGTGAAGGCGACGTAGTAAGGATCATGCCAGTTGTTATCGGTAGTAAGCGCGCTGGTCTTTTTCAGACCATATTAGGAGCAGTTTTAATAGCCGCGGCTGTCTTTGTTTCTGGTGGTGTTGGCGCTGCTTTCGCTGCTGGTGGATTGACGGGGTTTGCTGCTGCCACTGGTGCCTCGTTGGTCCTCGGTGGGGTTATTCAACTGCTTTCACCGCAGCCATCAGGCATAGCCAGTAAACAAAGCGCAGATAACCGTGCATCGTATGCGTTCGGCGGGGTGACAAATACCGCCGCACAGGGCTACCCGGTTCCGCTCCTCTACGGCCGCCGGCGAATCGGCGGGGCAATTATTTCCGCCGGGATTTATGTCGAAGATCAGCAGTAGATAACAAACCTTTTTACAAGCCACCTTCGGGTGGCTTTTTTTATGGGCGCGATATGGCGAATAAAATTACCGGACAAAAAGGGGGGAGCTCCAGCTCCCGAACTCCTACCGAACAGCCTGATGATCTGCAATCTGTAGCGAAGGCAAAGATCCTCGTTGCGCTTGGGGAAGGGGAGTTTGCTGGACAGCTCACCGGCAAGGATATCTACCTGGACGGAACGGCGCTGGAAAACGCCGACGGCTCCCAAAACTTCAGCGGTGTAACGTGGGAATTTCGCGCGGGTACTCAGGCCCAGAAGTACATTCAGGGCATTCCTGGTACCGAAAACGAAATCAGCGTGGGAACCGAGGTAACGAGCGCTACAGCGTGGACACGAACCTTCACAAATACACAGCTTTCGGCGGTTCGTTTACGCCTGAAATGGCCTTCGCTTTTCAAGCAGGAGGACGATGGCGATCTGGTTGGTTACTCGGTTAATTATGCGATTGACTTGCAGACGGACGGCGGGACATGGCAGACAGTCCTCAATACCAGCGTGACCGGGAAAACGACCTCAGGTTATGAGCGTAGCCACCGTATTGATTTACCTCAGGCGGGCAGCACCTGGACAATCAGACTACGCAAAATTACCGCTGACGCCAACAGCGCGAAAATCGGCGACACGATGACGCTACAGAGCTTCACTGAGGTGATTGATGCGAAATTGCGATATCCGAACACCGCGCTGCTGTACATCGAATTCGACTCCAGCCAGTTCAATGGCTCTATACCTCAGATCTCCTGTGAGCCACGTGGCCGCGTTATTCGGGTTCCTGATACTTACGACCCAGAAACCCGCTCTTACAGCGGGACATGGACCGGGGCGTTTAAGTGGGCATGGACGGATAACCCTGCGTGGATTTTTTACGATCTGGTTGTTTCTGACCGGTTCGGCCTCGGTCACCGTTTGACTGCCGCTAACATCGATAAGTGGACGCTTTATCAGGTCGCCCAGTATTGCGATCAGATGGTGCCGGACGGTAAGGGTGGCGATGGAACAGAACCACGCTATACCTGCAACGTGTACATCCAGGACCGAAACGACGCTTATACAGTCCTGCGTGATTTTGCGGCCATATTCCGTGGCATGACGTACTGGGGTGGCGATCAGATCGTTGCTCTGGCCGATATGCCCCGTGATGTGGATTACAGCTATACGCGCGCTAACGTTGTTGGCGGTCGCTTCACCTATTCAAGCAGCACCACGAAAACCCGCTACACTACAGCGCTGGTTTCATGGTCCGATCCCGGTAACGCCTACGCTGACGCGATGGAACCCGTATTCGAGCAGGCGCTGGTGGCGCGGTACGGCTTCAATCAGCTGGAAATGACAGCCATCGGCTGTACCAGACAGTCAGAAGCTAACCGAAAGGGGCGCTGGGGTATTCTCACCAACAACAAGGATCGCGTTGTTTCGTTCGATGTCGGGCTGGACGGAAACATACCGCAGCCTGGCTATATCATCGCTGTGGCAGACGAGCTGCTTTCCGGAAAGGTTATGGGCGGCCGCATCAGCGCCGTTAATGGTCGTGTTATCAAACTTGACCGTGTAGCTGATGCGGCAGCAGGTGATCGCCTTATCCTCAACCTTCCCTCCGGAGCGTCACAGAGCAGGACCATTCAGGCGGTTAACGGTGAATCGGTCACAGTCACCACCGCGTACAGTGAGACGCCTCAGGCCGAAGCTGTCTGGGTGGTTGAGTCAAACGAACTCTACGCGCAGCAGTATCGTGTTGTGAGTGTCGCTGATAACGATGATGGCACTTTCACCATTACCGGTGCATGGCACGATCCGGATAAATATGCCCGAATCGATACCGGAGCCATCATTGACCAGCGGCCGGTGAGCGTGATCCCGCCGGGCAACCAGTCGCCGCCTGCGAACATCGTGATCAGCTCGTTTTCGGTGGTGCAGCAAAATATCAGCGTCGAAACGATGCGCGTGAGCTGGGACCAGGCGCAGAATGCTATCGCCTATGAAGCGCAATGGCGCCGCAACGACGGGAACTGGGTTAACGTGCCGCGCAGTTCCACCACGTCCTTCGACGTTCCTGGGATTTATGCCGGGCGCTATCTGGTACGTGTACGCGCCATCAATGCCGCAGAAATTTCTTCCGGATGGGGATATTCGGAAGAGAAAACGCTGACGGGTAAAGTGGGCAATCCGCCGAAACCGGTCGGCTTCATCGCTTCCGATAATGTGGTATTCGGTATCGAGCTGAGCTGGGGATTCCCGGCGAATACCGACGACACGCTGAAGACGGAAATTCAGTACAGCCCGACCGGGACCGAAGACGATGCGATGCTGCTGGCAGATGTACCCTATCCGCAGCGCAAGTATCAGCAGATGGGCCTTAAGGCAGGGCAAATTTTCTGGTACCGCGCGCAGCTGGTGGACCGCAGCGGAAACGAATCAGGGTATACAGAATGGGTGCGCGGGCAGGCCAGCATCGATGTATCCGACATCACCGATGCAATCCTGGAGGACATGAAAGGCTCCGATACGTTCAAAGACCTGATCGAGAACGCGGTAGACAGCAATGAAAAAATTGCTGGCATGGCTGACGACATCAAACAGGCCAACGACGAACTGGCGCAACAGGCGCAGGAAATCGCCAAAAACGCCCAGGATATCGGGAAGGTTCAGACCAGCGTTACAAACCTGTCGAGCACGGTCGGAGATGTGTCTTCTTCTCTGAACGAACTTGAGCAGACAGTGGCGACTGCTGATACCGCGCTGGGTCAGCGAATCGATAACATCAGCGTGTCTGTGGACGGCATGGCGGGAGGAGTGAAGAACTCTGCCATCGCGATTATTCAGGGCAATCTGGCGCAGGTAGCGGCGCGCAAAACGCTGTCGGCATCGGTCGCCGGTAACAGCGCGCAGCTGGACCGCATTGATGAGGTGATCGTCAACGAGAAGGAGGCAACGGCGCGTTCGCTGCTGAGTTTGCAAACTGACGTGAACGGCAATAAGGCATCCATCAACAGCCTGAACCAGACGTTCTCCGATTACCAGCAGGCCACGGCCACGCAGATAAACGGCATCACTGCGACCATCAACGGACACACTTCAGCGATCACCACCAACGCGCAGGCCATTGCGAACGTCAACGGCGACCTGAAGGCGATGTACAGCATCAAGGTCGGGTTATCCAGTAACGGTCAGTATTACGCCGCAGGGATGGGGATCGGCGTGGAGAATACGCCGTCCGGCATGCAGTCGCAGGTTATCTTCCTGGCTGACCGCTTCGCCGTAACGCACCAGGCCGGAGCGCAGGTCACGCTTCCGTTCGTTATACAGAACGGGCAGACATTTATCCGGGACACGGTTATTGGAGACGGGACGATTGGTAATGCCAAGATCGGCAGCTACATCCAATCTTCAACCTGGGACGGCACTGGGAACGTTGGCTGGCACATCAACAAATCTGGTTACGCGACGTTTAACAACGTGACCGTTCGCGGCTCGATTTACGCCACAAACGGTAATTTTTCTTTCAATGGCTCCGGCAACACAACGGTGATCAATGGCAACGGAGTAACCGTCAACATCCCCGGTGGTGGTCGGATCGTTCTGGGGACATGGACATAAAATGCCGACAGGATTATTGATAGAACTTAATGACGGCGGTAAGCGAATGGAGATAACGGCGGGCCTGCGGTGCCCGTCGTTTGGGGCCAACTTTGACAGTGGTTACCAGAAAGCCAAGTACGCTGATGTTGCCGGTTATGTTTCCGGGGCGCAGGTGCTGTTTATCCCTCACGCGACGGCTTACCTTGATTCAGGGCTACTTCATAAAATGAACTCAGTCACCATATCCGGTGGACGCGTGACGCAGAACTCCACGATGAAGGATGCAAGTATCAGTGAACGTGAGAGTACGTACACGTTCCCCGGAAGCCTCTGGCAGATATTTCCGTCAGGCCAGCGTAAAGGCGAAGGCCTGCTTATTGGTGATAGCACCGACTTCCTGGCGATTACCAATGCCACCCAATCAGGGCAGTGTATCTGGAAGGGAACCGTCAATGTTCCCACTGGGGGTTGGGCGGTCCCCACAATAGCAGGGTACGACAAGTCCAAATATATTGTCTTTGGTCGCTGTAATAGCGGTAACACCGTCGATTTCGATGGCAACACGGTCAGATTTTTCAGCCCTCCATCCACGAATGATGACGCTCCGACGACCGGCACGATAGATATTGTCATCTTCGCCAGTGGCGTGGCGCCGCAGCCGGGCACGGGGCTCAATATCTTCAATGCTGCCGGAGTCTGCACGTTTTCAACGACGAGACGGCCTTTCGTCTACCTCAACCAGCTCTGGACGCCTTCAAAAAATGCCGTGAGCATCGGCAGCGGGTATGTTCCGCTGGGTAGATTCGGGCTGATGGCTCACGAAGTTAATGGCGTGTACGTGTATCGAATGTTCGGAATAAAAATACAGAACGGCAGTGCTTCAGTTCAGGGTGGGAAATATCTGGGGCGCGAGCGGTATGCAATTTTTGGTAATGATACGGTAACGCCACTGAACCTTCCCGTTCTTCCCGATATGTACGTCTGAATAAACTGTCTTTTTAATCAACCTCGCTCCGGCGGGGTTTTTTATTGCCTGGAGAAAATATGCTTTATAGCACTGGCACCATCGCCATTAACGGAAACACTGCAACCGGCACCGGCACGAACTGGACGGCACCCGCCAGCCAGATTCGGGTTGGCCAGACGTTGTTTGTTCTTTCTAACCCGGTACAGATGTTTCAGATCACGGCCATCAACAGTGCGACGTCACTGACGATTACACCCGCCGCGTCTCCGGCGCTGAGCGGCCAGAAGTACGGCATTCTTGTTACTGATAGTCTCTCGGTCGATGGCCTGGCGCAGAGCATGTCTCAGCTCATCAACGAGTATGACGAGAACATCGGCGCCTGGGAGACATTTGCCACCACCTCAGCAAATCAGAACATCACCGTTACCATCAACGGCGCTCGTGTAACCATTCCGGCGGTCGGCAAACTGGTCCAGAAAGGGAGCAGTGGGGCGGTTGGAGTTTCGGAAGGCGGGACCGGGGCAACGAATGCCGCTGACGCTCGCACAAACCTCGGTTTGGGAAACAGCGCTACACGAGACGTTGATAGCCAGTTTGCCCCGGTGTCATCGTACATAAACGGAGCAGCTGTTATGGCTCAGGTTCATCGCGATTACAGGTCACTCGCTTCGTACGATTTGATTACTCAATACCCGCTGGGCATGTCTTTCGGCATCCAATTGGGGGCGAATGCCTGGGGAGGTGGAAGTGGTGCAGATGTCTATACCGGCATGTTAACGCTGCGGGGATGGCATGATGCAACAGGGGGCGGCTACACGTCATGGCAGTTAGCCTCTACGTCGCAGGGCCTCAAGTATCGTCAGGGAAACGGGACTGTTTCCGGGCTAAGTAACGTTGGCTTTTCTACTACGCATACCCTTTATTCGACGCAGAACACAACGAAAGCCAGCGATGGAACGCTCAAGGCTGCATCTCCGATCGCCAGAATCGTAAAATCTCAGGAAGAGAACCAGCGTACCGATGTTGACGAAGTAGGCTTCACCTGGTGCGGCTGCGGTACGGCGAACGCCGAGGCTGAAGGGATCAAAATCTCGCGGCTGGATGTTGGGGTGTATGTTCTTATCGGCTCGGCAGGCCTGGCATCAGAAGGCTGGCAATTGCTTCCGCCAATGGACACGGGTGGAATGGGAGAGCTGGGTGTTGTTGAAGCAGAGCAGACAGAAAGCGGTGGGCTGACGATTCGGCTTTTTAAGCGGAAATACATGCTGAGCGATGAAGGGGAGATCGTCAAAACAAAAGGGGCTCCTATGGATGTTCCGGCCAACAGCTGGATCGACGTACGCCTCGACATGCCAGAGGATAGCATCTGGAATAAACGCCAGAAAGAATCGAGTGAAGCGGCCTTACAAGAACCTGCTTCGTAAAGAAAGCCGCCGCCTGTCGCATGCAAGTACGAGCGGCGGCTGACTACTCTTGGCAGATCTACAAATGCAAACAAACGCAGATGAGCTTTTATTTAGAGGGCTCTAACCCGAGCTCAACTAGTGTAGCCGTTCCTTTACATAAGGCATGAAATTTCCGGTCATTCATACCAGCCTGCCTTGCCATCGATTTGATAAGGTCACGTGAAAATGGAGCGTGATGTTTATCAACAGTTACAAGCTGTTTTTTGCCATTAGAAACTTTAACCCATTGCTCGTGAGATGTACCGGTTTTGGGTTTCATTTCAAATCCCAAGGCTTTCAGGCCTCGGATGACTTCATCGTACTTTAGTGGGGTCAGCTTCTTAGCAAAAAGCATTCAAACGGCCCTCTAACAGGTTACTTTACAGGGCTCGTTAAACAAGGATGCTTTCCCGGATTTTTTTGAAAAAAGCATTTTCAGGCCGATAGACCAATATTTTGCCCATAAAGAAAGGGGGGCTTTACGGTTCAACAGTAGATCTTTGGCATACTGTGGCTCTGCTTTGACCTCGTCAAAAAGAGCATCAATTTGCTGCTCAAGTTTATCCATGGCTTCTTTCATTGAGTCTGCTTGCGCCGCCAGGGACAAATCCAGGCAAGCGGCAACGTAAACGCCGTCCTGATGATAGGCCATGCAACGTAAGTATTTCATATTTTCTCCTCAGGGACTCGCATTTAGGAGTCATGTGAAGTTTACCTAAAAGGTGAAGGACCGCAAGGTTAAAAAATGCCTTTTTTGTAAAATGTCAAGAGTCTGACGTGTGGCAACTGAAGTTTTATACAGTTTAATCATAAGTTGTGTTCAGAATGCGTACAATTCGCGACAGTCATTATTTCTCTGATGAAGTTACCCTTAATTGGGCTTATCAGAAACCAGTAAGCAAGCATTAGTTTACTTCTCATGGAAGGACATGGCGCGCTTGAATCATAAACTCAAAAACACTACTGTATGTAAATACAGTGGTGAAGGGAGGGCAGATTATGCCCCGAAATTCAGATATTCAAGCCGCCTTTATTGCGGCCATAGAGCTTAACCCAAAGGGCTACCGCTATCTGAGGACAGATAGCTTCATTCAGAAGTTGAGGGGCTTTAACTGGCACTTTACTAGGGCCGATGCAAATTCGTGGATAGAGCGGAACCAGCCAGGTTTCGCTGACAAAACGACAGACGGCAGCGACAACCGTTATTGGATCTTACGCAATATGGGGAGGGTTCACTGATGGGCTTTCCTTCACCAGCCATGGATTACGTCGAACGCCAACTTTCTCCATCCGTTCTGTGCAACATAGGGGCTGAAAGCAGGGTGCTTGAAACAGATGTTGGCTTTGCAGTCATTGAGCCAGCCACGAAAAAAAGGCCGGGAGATGTATTGTTAATTCTTTGCGGCGGTCACACTCAGTTTGCAAAACTGATGAGTAAGTCACTTATCACGGATGATGGCGAGGCAATAGAGGGAACCGCTCTGGAAGAGGTAGAAGTTTTGGGCAGAGTGACGTTTTTCATCAACCGAGCATTAGATGATGATTGCCCTGCAATATAGGAAGAGTTTCACCCTACGTCATTGAAGGCAAAAAACCAGCCATAAGCGGCTGGTTTTTTTGTGTAGTTTTGGTGGGCTCGATAGGATTGTACCTCCATCGCATGATGACCATCCTAAAGCTCAAAGGAAGTTTTGCATAATCACTTCTTCAAAACCCCATTCCCCAAAATAAAAGCTAAGCGAATGAAAAATATAGTGAAAATGAAGGATGAAAATGCAATAAAATCAGCCAGAAAAACATGGTTAACTGGCTGATTAATAACAATTAATTGGAAGTTGTAGAACTCTGCTTCTGGAACAGTTCCCGGAAGACCGGATAGATGTCATCCTGGTCACGAATGTGCTGCATCGCAAAGTTATCGAACATCGCTTGCAGATGCTCATACTCACGCCACAGCGTCTGGTGGGCGCGACGGGTAATTTCAATGTAGCTGTAGTAACGCACCACCGGCAGGATCTTCTTCGCCAGAATTTCATGGCACAGCGGCGAGTCATCCGCCCAGTTATCGCCATCCGATGCCTGCGCGGCGTAGATATTCCACTGCGCCGGATCGTAGCGCTCCTTCACCACCTCGTCCATCAGCTTCAGGGCGCTCGACACGATGGTACCGCCGGTCTCCTGCGAGTAGAAGAACTCATGTTCATCCACCTCTTTCGCCTGAGTGTGATGGCGGATGTAGACCACCTCCACGTTCTTATACGTTCTGCTCAGGAACAGATAGAGCAGAATATAAAAACGCTTAGCCATATCCTTGGTGGCCTGATCCATTGAACCTGATACGTCCATCAGGCAGAACATCACCGCCTGACTGGAAGGCTCCGGCCGTTTTTCGTAGTTCTTGTAGCGCAGGTCGAACGTGTCGATAAACGGCACCCGATCGATCTTCGCCCGCAGTTCGGCGATCTCTTTTCGCAGGCGCTCCTCTTCCAGCAGTTGCGCGGGTTCCGTGTTTTCCACCACTTTCAGGCTGGTTTCCAGCTCGCGCAGTTCGCGCCGTTTGCCCGCCGTCATCGCCGTGCGTCGCGCCAGCGAGTTTTGCAGTGAACGCACCACGCTGATGTTGGCGGGCACCCCGTTTGCGGTATAACCCGCGCGATGGGTTTTGTATTCGTTGAGCTGACGGTGCTGATTCTTTCTCAGATTCGGCAGGGCCAGATCCTCAAACAGCAGGTCGAGATATTCGTCTTTTGAAATCTGAAAGACGAACTCGTCCTGGCCTTCACCGTCCTGGCTGGCCTGCCCCTGACCGCTGCCAGAACCGCCGCCTCCGCCTTGTGGCCGCTCGATTCTGTCATTCTGGACGAAGTGGTCATTACCTGGGTGCACGCGATGGCGAAGGCCGCCACGCCCCTGATGAAACATCGGTTCGCTGATGTCATCGTTAGGGATGGAGACGGATTCGCCGCTGTCGACGTCGGTCACCGAGCGTTTGTTGATGGCCTCGGAGATCGACTGTTTAATTTGCGCTTTATAACGGCGCAAGAAGCGCTGGCGATTCACCGTGCTCTTGTTTTTGCCGTTAAGACGCCGGTCAATAAACCAGGTCAT